TGGCTCCCCGAGCTGGGCTCGAACCAGCGACACCATGATTAACAGTCATGTACTCTACCAACTGAGCTATCAGGGAATAAACTTGGTGCCCCACGACAGAATCGAACTGCCGACGCCTGATTACAAAACAGGAGTTATACCATTTAACTAGAAGGGCAAAACTGGTGGTAATGAGTAGAGTCGAACTACCACTGAACTCCGTATGAAGGAGGTGCACTACCGTTATGCTACATTACCATATAGGTGCTCTCTGTTCGATTCGAACGAAACTGTCTTGCTCCGTATCTTCCTGGCACTTTCGGTAGTTAGTCGACTTAGTACCTAACTCGTGTTATCCAGTGTAGCAAAACTTCAAAGAGCATTTATATGGTGCCCCAACCGAGACTTGAACTCGGACGCACTAGGCACTGGCTTCTAAGACCAGCGTGTCTACCAATTCCACCATCGGGGCAAATTCAACAGGATGACTTTCTTTTTTCCAATAAAAAGTTTTTGATTGCAGCAATCATCCTAAACTGGTTGCGGAGGCTGGATTCGAACCAGCGTTTCTTGGCTTATGAGACCAAGCGGATAGACCACTTCCATACACCGCTATAACCTTTACATCTTTGACCACTCTTGGATAATCTTACGATCAACCTTTCGTTGGTCACCTTTACCATACTTCGTCACCATAGCAACGATGCGTGGTATAATATACATCTGAAACATTCCATCGTCCTTACGTTTCTTCTCAACGAAATCGTAGGGTTTGCCAGCAAGATATGCTCTTGCCAACTCCGTTGCTCTTGCTTCGTTTCTAACATTCCACTTTCGGTGATTGACTAACTCGTTTAACTTGTAGATTAAATTTGCGTCAGTACCTTTAGTGTACTTGATTTGTCCTTTTAACTTACGCTCTTCATGCTTAATTACTTGTGGCTCGAGAGCGAGATGTTTTGATTTGATTTTTAATTCGATACTCATTTTGATTTTCCTTTGTTTAAAATTGTTGAATAAGTTAAGCAAAGAAAAGTCATGGTGGTCGAATAATCTAGGCAAAATCTTTCATAGTTAGATTCCTTATATTAGTTAATGAATGGTGCGTTAGACAGGAATCGAACCTGCTACATGCTGTTTTAGAGACAGCCACCCTTACCTTATGGGTTACTAACGCATTGTATTTAGCACGAAAAACAACAGGATTCGCTTTTGGCTTTTTATCAATAAAAGTTTTTTGTTTGCTGAATGAATCCTAAAACTGGCGACCTTGCGGGGAATCGAACCCCGATATCCTACTAGACAGGCAGGTATAATAACCACTATATGACAAGGCCAAATTTGGTGGAGAATACTGGGATCGAACCAGTCGTACCCGAAGGTGGCGGATTTACAGTCCACTGCATCACCATTGATGCTTCTTCTCCATACATTAGTTTTGCTGACGCACTATTTGCTAAGTCTCAACGGAATTGGTGGCCACACTACCGTTTATCGACAGAGTTACTCAGGCATGATCAAGCCCATGGCTTACATCAGCAAAACTAATGGTACTCGGTAGGGGAGTTGAACCCCTCTTCTCAGGTTGAAAACCTGATGTCCTAACCGATAGACGAACCGAGTAAATTTCTAACTAACTAAACATTATTATACTTGAAAAACATTTGTATGTCAAGCATTATTTTTTGGAGTAGGTGACAAGAATCGAACTTGCTTCCATGGGTTTGCAATCCAGTGCCTGTCCAACTGGCTCCACCTACATAACTTTGGTACCCCTGCTGAGATTCGAACTCAGAACAACTTCTCCTTTTGAGAGAGACGACTTTACCAATTTGTCCACAAGGGCATTGGTGGGCTAGCTGTGAATTGAACACAGACTCAACCGATTATGAGTCGGACGCTTTACCATTAAGCTACTAGCCCAACTACTGGCGTCCCGTGAGAGATTCGAACTCCCGACCTGTGGTGTAGAAGACCATTGCTCTATCCACTGAGCTAACGGGACAGTGTTTGGTGCGACTGGCGAGACTTGAACTCGCATGTCTTGCGACGGCAGATTTTAAGTCTGCTATGTATACCGATTCCATCACAGTCGCATGGCTCGGGTCTCTCCTCGACTGTCACGCATGTCGCTTACGTTTGCGGTAGGTAGCGAACCTACATTAGAACTGGCGGAGAGTCAGGGAGTTGAACCCTGTGACCATATTCCTACGGTCTACAGTTTAGCAAACTGCTGCATTACCGTCCTGCCCACTCTCCTTAAACATTACCGTTCTTGAATCCCACAGTACCACCCTGCTCTTGAATTTTCTTCAAGACGTCTTCAAACAAGATGGGTCTGAAGTCTGTTTGTTCGACGCATACAGAGAAGTACTGTGGGTCAATGGTAGTAACACCATACTGGTCAGTTTTCATAACACGATTGCTATGTAAGTGACCATGAATGTTACAACCAAAACGATACAACTGTTGCGGATGTAAAGGTATGTGACTCAAGATCAAACCATTCATCACATGGTAACTACGTATATCTCTAAAGTGTTCCGTGTATTCTTCTAATCTGAAGATATCATGGTTACCTTTGATCAAAACTTTGTCACCATTCAAACGACGTAAAATTTTCAATGCTTTACGGTTGATAACTACATCACCAAGATGATAAACTTTATCAGTTGGCTTTACAGTTTCGTTCCACATTTTAACCATCGCTTCATCCATTTCATCTGGATCAGTCCATGGTCTTAACTTTTCACCATCGTCACGTGTGAATTTGCATACACCAACATGACCAAAGTGCGTATCACTTGTTAAAAATACACTTGGCATATACATCTCCTTATAATAAATTGGCGGAAGTGGTAGGATTTGAACCCACGGACCCTTTCAGATCGCCTGTTTTCAAGACAGGTGCCATAAACCAGACTCGACCACACTTCCATAACTTGGTACCCCATGAAGGAATTGAACCTCCACCTCTGCGTTCGTAGCACAGTATGATTATCCATTTCACCAATGGGGCATTAACTTGGTACCTCGTGACAGAATCGAACTGCCGTAATCGCCGTGTAAGGACGAAGTTCTACCATTAAACTAACGAGGCATAAAACTTGGCTCCGCATTTGAGGATCGAACTCAACTAACCACTGATTAACAGTCAGGTCCATGCACCTTGCTCGGATTTTGCGGAATAGAAAACAACAGGATAGTTTTGACGAACATGTCAATTTAACAGATTGGTGTTCTTTTGAGTTGCAGAACCTATCCTAAAAATGGTGGAGACCGAGGAAATCGAATCCTTCTAGACATTTTCCTTGCAAGGGAAAACCGTAGCCCACTACTGCCCCCATAAACTGGTCTCGGTGGGAGGAATTGAACCTCCGACACATGCTCCCAAAGCACGAATTTTACCACTAAACTACACCGAGATAATAACTGGTACCTAGAAGAAGAATTGAACTTCTGTCTATCGGTTATCAGCCGATTGCTCTACCATTGAGCTACCTAGGTATAAAAACATTTGGTGCAACCTCCAAGAATCGAACTTGGTTCAATGGTTCTTCAGACCACCGCTATGACCACATCAGCTAAAGTTGCATTCAATTTTCTTTGGGGTGACCTATGGGAGTTGAACCCATACTAACAGAATCACAATCTGGGGTGCTACCGCTACACTAAGGTCACACCAAAGAAAACTGGTAGGAGCACAGAGAATTGAACTCTGATTAACTGGTTAAAAGCCAGCTACTTTACCATTAAGTTATACTCCCGTATTGGTCCACCCTCTGAGATTCGAACTCAGTCCTCGTAGATTAAGAGTCTAGTATGCTACCAATAACATCTAGGGTGGGTTGTCGTAATTATTTGATTTTACGTGCCAACCCAAGACCAATACGGGATCTTGAGTGACACTAGAGTTTACCTCGTTTCATGTCATTCTCCTATTAAATTAAACTACCAAACAGAAACACATTGCCCCATAGACATAGCAGATCATTACTAGTGGTCTACGATTTACGCAATGCATTTCTGTTTGGCACCCCGAACAAGATTCGAACTTGTGATAGTTGAGTCAAAGTCAACTGTGTTACCGCTACACTATCAGGGAACAGACGATCGATGACTCCAGCGAACTTTCATCACCGATCGTTTTAAAACAGAATCCCAAATTTTTAATGAACATTTAAGTAGCTGACAATTTTCAACTACCGAGCAGGAAGTATACCCCATAACAGGATATAAGTCAAGCACTAATTTTAATAACCTTACATGATAGTAGGTTATCCTACAAAACAAAAAACCCCGAAGACTCTCATCTATCGGGGTTTTGAAAAATAAAGTAAGTTTACAATCTACTTTTCAAAACCCCCACGATCAATCTCTTGCGCATATCCAAAAACATTGCGTGATGTTGACCAGCCACTATTAAGTGGTAAGTGTTTCATCGGCTGTCTGGATATACAAAGTTTCATGATTGAAATTATACTTCTTTCTTGGTTAAATGTCAAGCGATTTTTTACATCGCTAATGTATTTAGTCATATTATATCTCAAAAACGACTAAATGTCAAATTATTTTAAAAAAATTTTCAACGACGGTAACAGAAATTTCCTGTCACTGGTTGACCATTGACCATCTCACTACGTAACTCACAGGTTTGTCCTGGCATCGGAATAACAGGTGCATCGGAAGGATACACATATACTGTCGGTGGCTGAACTGGCTGTTGATAATACACGGGTGGAGCTGGATAGTACACTGGTGGTGGCGAATAGACATAAGTCGGACGCTGGGTCAAAATGTTGCCAATGACAACACCGACACCGAACGGAACCCATGGGCTATAGTAGCCACCATTTGCGTGGGCATGAGCAGGAACTGTCAGCAAAGATGCAGCGAGTGTAACACCAACTATAACCTTCTTCATAACAACTCCTTTTCTCATTCTATACCATAAGTATATCCGATTATTGAATAAATGTCAAGCACTTTTTCATCTTTTTTCATCTTTTTTATGAAAAAGTCTTGCAAGAGGGGTTTTCAGAGTACTTGGTAGTCTTCCTTGCCCACACCACACTCTGGACACTCAAAATCGGCTGGGAGATCTTCCCACTTACCTTCGGTGGCTTCATCGTGGACATGCCCACATACAACACAAACTCTTTGCTGTTCCATGTTAATTTCCTTTATTTTGTTTTCTCTGCTATATTCTTGTAACCAGCCCAACTTGGATGAATCTTGTCTGCTTGCCAGCGTGTAGTTGGAATAACAACATCACCGAATTGGTTGGCAACTGAGCGAACATTTTTAACTGCTTCTGGTTTGCTTTCCAGATTTGGCTCAATCCAAAATACTCGCTTACCTTTTACTTTATTGCGAATCTCTACTAGTTTTGCATGAGTGTCTGCTTTTTCCCAATCATTGGTACTTAAACTAATGATAACAGTTTCAGCGGACAGGTCATGCATACCATACTTCTTGTCCCAACCATGGCTAGTGATACCACCTTTAGCATAGCCCGCACATTCTGGGCGAAACATCTTAGTGCCAACAGCAATACTATCGCCGATGATTAGACATTCTAGCATTATAGATTTTCCAATTGTTGTTTGTATGCATTCGCATGTCGTTCTTCAACACGCTTCAAAGCTGCGAATCGTTTTTCAGCTTTTGCAAGAACTTCCTTAAATTGTTCAGCGTGTTCTTCTGATTCGGCAATTTGTTGTTGTATTTCAGCAGCTTCAAGAATTCGCCCTTCGGCGATTGCTTCTTTTTGCATAGTTGGATACATCTGAGTGAACTCATATGTCTCACCTTCAATTGCTTTCTCAAGACATTCTTTGGTAGATGGCTTACCGATTAGCAACTCAAGATGACCCCATGCATGTTTGATCTCTTGATCAGCAGTGTGTTCAAAGTGTTTCGCAACATCTTCGAAACCTTCTTCACGTGCAATCTTAGCGAAATAACGATACTTGATATGAGCCATTGATTCGCCAGCCAATGCACTCTCAAGATTTTGTAATGTTACGGACATGTCACCCTTTCAATTTCAATACCACATTTTTCTAAAAATTCTAAACCAACAGTATCTCTGTAAGCATCTCGATAGTATAATTTACTTATACCAGCACCATGAATCAATTTCGCACATTGAATACAAGGAGCATGAGTGGCAAATATACTAGCACCACTGCCAGACTCACCATCACGAGCAAGTTTCGCAATCGCATTTGCTTCCGCATGAATCACCTCATCTTTTGTGACCAATTTTGTTGTGTCGTCGGAAAGTTGTACGACGTCCTCACATACATTAGTCCAACCAGCAGGCATACCATTGTAACCGATAGAGATAATACGATTATCTTTAACGACAACAGAACCAACCTGTAATCTTTTTGCACTAGAGAGCTGAGCAAATCTCTCAGCAGTATCCATAAACGCATCAACCCACTTCTTTTTCATTTGGATCCTTCGCTAAACCACGCCAACATAACAACCTGTCAGTGTTCCACCAGTCCCACTCTGAGTTTACAAATTTTGCAAATTCAACACGGGAAGTGTCATCATAATTCTTAATTTCAATTTCGTAGTAACCTTCGTACTGTGGAACTACATCCATTGAAAACCATTCAGTGCGATCGGCATCTTCCCAATCTTCTCTGAGTCTTTCAACCTCATACTCATCGAACTGAGTAAGAAGATCTCCGAACTGAATCAACTCTTCAGGAAGATTCTCAATATCTTCACGTGAAGTCCAGTCAAGTTCGTAGTAGTCATCGCCATCTTCTGTAGTGAAAATGCCACCATAAGCCATTCCTGGTTCATAGTAAACTGCCTCAACACCCCATCCGTTATCAACAAGATATTGATAGAGTGCAGTTGGTGGTGACCATGCTGTATTCATCGAGACCCAGATGGTGTTATCATCATGTCGTTCCCAATCAATAATGTCTGCATCCCACTTGGTGCCCCAGTTACTAATTGACCAGTCGTATTCCCATTCGCCTTTGGGATTGGGGCGAAGTGTTTCAAACAAACCCTTTGTCGATCCAACAAGAGCCAGCGAAACAGCATCAATTTTGCTCTTATCACTGTTAGTCAGTGTCAATGCATTGTCGCACCAATTAGGCATATCACTTCTCCATTATAAATTTAATAACACGTTTCCACCATGGGATGGCTGGTGCCAGCTTCATTGCTGCGTCGCACCAGCTTTCACTTTTTTTACTGTCTTTTCCTTGAAGGGAATGTTGATAGTAAAACCATTTTCGATAACCAACTTCGATGTAATTTTTGGATACATCTTTGTTAGCTTCTGATCTTTCACGGCAAGTAACATCTTAGCTTCGTCTGGATGCACACCTTCAAGTAGAGAGATGAACAATGACTCACGCTTGATTGATGTAAGATCTTCACGACAGAAAATATACAGACGACGTAACTCGTTGAACAAATTAGTCGGACTCATACCCAATGGTTCGGCAGATGGTTTGAATGGTGGATCACCATCTGGTAAAATGAATTTCTTGGAAGGGTCAAACGCATATTCGAAGATAATCTTCAGTGCTGCGTCATTCTTGTACTTCTCAATACTCTTCGGATCTGCATTGATTTCCTCAAGCATTTGGGTAACATATTTTCTCATCAAAACTCCTCTAGTTCATCAAGCAATAATCGGCAACGCTTCTCAATAAGATAATTCATAATTGCCATCTTATCGCCAGTTGGTTTGTTGTTCATATATGCAGAGATAACAGATTGCGTAACATCATCTGGGATTTTAGTGAACGAAACCAATGTTTCATTACGTGCCCAATTACGCTTCTCTTCATCACTGCGGCATGCGTCTATACCTTTCTCAATAAACTCAGCCAATCGTTTAGCACTCATTGGCTTTTGTCGTTCACCAGAAACAAACACATCATCTTTACTTAGGATGTTTGGAACGCCATCGCCAGCGTCACCCTTAACAATGTGTTCAATGGTATAATCACGAATCTCTTGTTTCGTTGCAGTTACATATTTCTTCTGCATCGGTGACCACTGTTTCACATTAGGATACAACTGCAACTGTTTGAAGTCTTTATCAGATGAGAGAATCAAAATCTTCTGAGACTCTTCAACCAAACCTTCAGTTACAAGTTGATTCTCTTGCGCCCACTTGGTCATTACTGCAATGATATCGTCTGCTTCACAGCGATCGATATGCAACACACGATAAGGGAAATACTTGGCAAGGTCTTCACGCATTTCTGACAGTGTGTCAAAAATCAATGTCCAATCTAGATCGGATGCGTCACGTGCTTTCTTTCGCCCTGCTTTGTAGTGTTCAAACACATCACGACGCCAGTACTTGCGACCATCGCAACAGATGACAACTTCACCATACTCATGACCATATTTCTTCTTGAAAGATTTAATGGTTGAGAGTGTGACATGTCGAATAAGGTTTTTAACTTCTTCCTCATTACCTTTTAACTCACGTTGGAATGTCAGAATACCACTGAGTGCTACCTGACTATAATCAATTAAAATCATTTCTTTGTATACTCCACACCATCGACAACAACTGTGTTTATCGTAGCTTTACCAGATTGATATTGTATCGATGTTGTAGACATTGGGCAACGAACAACCTTCATTGTCGCTCCATTTGAATTACTAATCTCGTAAAATTTACAATCTTTTAATCCATCGGGCAATACTTCCCAGACAGTTTCCTTAGCTGATGGTGTACAACCAGCAAGAGCAACTGCCATAACTAACATAATATATTTCATTAGAATGCTCCCAATAGCAGTGTTTCTTCATTGAAGCGACCATTCGGTACTGTTGGTTTTGTCTTCAAAGTTTTCACAGCGTTTGCCAATGCACGTTTACCCATACTCAATCCCTTGAAGAATTCTTCTGGTTTACGCAGAGTCCACTGCTTCGATTCTTTAACATCAAACCCGATGATAGTTGTTCCCTTGACAGAAACTGTTGAACCATCGATACCTTTGTATACACCGAATCGGCGATACTTTGCATTATAGAACCAAACCTCAGATGAGCCAATGATACTTGTCATTGCGGCACACTTGAGACCCAACTCTGGAACCTCGTTAAGGAACTTCATCTTGGCAACCTGTTTACCAACAGGAACTTCTTTACGCTTACGAGGTGCACGATTTGCCTTGGCAGATTGTACTTGTTGCGAACAGTCAGTGATCATCGTATCTACAAAATCAGCGAACTTCTTCAACTCTCGTTTAGTGAAGTTTGAATAACCTTCAACAAGTTGTTCATCGGCACCAGCAATTGCTTCACGGAGTTCTGATGCCAATGGCATGAAGAATTCTCCGATGCGTTTAGCAACTGGTGCTGAAACTGCATTCGCAGCAAGATAGGTCTTCGCTGAAAATTCTGTCTTACCCTTAGTCAAAACAAACTCATCAACACCAGCATCAAATTCTGCAGCATGTTTGTGGGCAGATTCTTCGATACGATCTTGAATTGAGATTACATTAACTGCTGGTGCATCAACTTCCTTGGCTTGCGCCTTGGCTTTCTTTGCATCATATTTCGCAATCAGTTCAGTAACCTTACGTGACATCCATACCAAGTGCTCATCGCTGATGTATTGTTCACGTGATTTAAGACGTGCCAATGTAGCCAACTGACGAACTTCGTAGTCGGGCATATCGTTGAATAGTGGGATGTTTTGTTTCTGATTGTTTGTGGTGAAATATGTGGCCAACCACTTACGTTTAGTCTTGTCATCTTCGTTCACATTATACCATGCCAAGGCACTGGTAAGTTGCGAGACATAGTTCTCAGACGTAACGACTGGTTCGCCACCACCACGCATCTTGTTTTTAATCATTTCGACTTTTTCAAGTCTTTTTGCAGTATTCACAGCCATAGGTTTTTATCCTCCATAATATAATTATACCGCATTTATGAATAAAAGTCAAGCATTATTTACGCGACTGGATGATGCCGCCAGAAAGGACTCCACCGAGGATGAGAGATGCAGCCCATGTATCAAAGGTGTATGGGATTGCAAGAACTGGGAACAAAGTGTTCAATGCCCAGAGAGATGCCAATGGACCGAAAACAATAACAGCCAAGGCAAAGAGAAGAACCAAAATCACTTGTAACATATTATACTCCAAAAGAAATTACAGAATCAAAACGGAAAGAACGCCACTCGCCTTTCTCTAGGTCGAAGACACGAACTGCGGATCCAACAGTGCTGCTACCTTCCTCGCTCTCTTTGGATTTTGGTCGCTTGTCTGCTGGAATTTTTGATTCAACGAGGGTGCAGACCATTTTTCTTTCACTACCATCTGCTTTTGTAAAAGTGACGGTAGCTTGGTTAGTGCGCAGTAGGTTGAGGATTTCGTCATGGTTATTGGCTGGTTGAGTTGTCATTTTCAATTTTCACTTTCAAATCATTAAGTAATGGTGTAAAAAATTCTGTAAATTCACGTGAAGAGAAGAATGTTGTATATGCGCTGTCAACAACAACCTTTCCGTCTTCATCAGTTAGTTTCTTGAACATGGTGAATTCAACTAAGTCATATGGGTGGTCTTTAACACGAATCTTTGTTGAAAGTCCGTTGCGAAACAACTCATATTCACGGTCAAATGTTGTCATCTATACCTCTCTTATGTTTAGGATTACGAATGTACTTAACCTTAGACTCCACAACACGCATCTTGTATTTGGGAGTTCTCAAATCCTTTGCAACTGGATTTCTAGGTTTAGGTATAGTATACTTCATTTTTCTTTGTATGTCAATCTTTAGCTTTTTCTCTCAACTTTGCAAGTTTTGCGATTGCCTCAGATGCTTCTGCATCGATGAACATACGCTTTAGCTGGTTGCGACTTTCAGCAGTCCCACCAGATAGTGCGATCATTCGTTTTGCACTCTTGCTTAGTTTAAAGTTCTTATCGGTTTTCATTGAATAGTTGGTCTTTCTTGTTCAAAATATTGCACATCAGTGCGTTCTAGTTGTTGTTCAGCAATCAATCCCCAAACCAATTCTTCCAGTTCAGAGAGTTCTTCCATGGTAACATGCTCAGCAGATAACTTACCTTCAAGCACTGCAGCCATCACCAGTTGTCGTTCTTCGGTCATTTAGGTATCCTTTTCAAACCCTACACCGTAAGTATACCCCTAAGTCAAATAAATGTCAAGTTATAATGTGAAAAACCCTACTGCAAGTAGGGTCTTTTCCAAGTCTTACTGTATCAGAGTACTGGGAACCCAACCTGCACGAAAAGGTTATCAAACATTCGTTGCAATCTTGTTCGCAACTTTGGATGTAAAATTACAAGAATCTGAATTATTGCAAACATCAAGAATGCGCAAACAACAGAGATCGCAAGTAGAGCTGGGAGAAGCACAATGGCCAGCACCCATGCTAAAATTTGCGATAATCTTGTAAAAAACTTTTTCATAGTACTACTTTTGATAGGGCAGTTGCAGCCTGAACGATGAAACGACATGCCTGTTCGTCAGTTGCTAACTCTGCACTTGCACGAACCTGAGCGATTTGCTCCATCATAAACTGAAATTCTTCTTGAGACAGTTCACCATTTGAGTATTGTTCAGCGATAACTAAAATATCGTTGGCCAATGCTGCAGCTGGACCACCTAACCCTGCTACTTCTCTTAATTGTTCTAACATATTATCTTCCTCTCCATGCATCAGCAACTACATCGATGCGAGTTTTATTTATCTTCAAAATACTTTCGCAGAATTTAACATTCTGTGTAGTTTTTGCCTTGACCACTGCATCTTCTAACTCAGTAATAGATTTTGCCTGTGGGTCATTGCGATAAATCGCATAAATTTTCAGATGCTGAATATTGTGTATTGCAACATCCCATGATGTGTCTTTGTTATTACAATCTAATCCATCAACACTCATCTTCACAACAACTAGGTTATTGAACATTGCTCCGTCATGCGGAATAGGCATGATGATGGAGCATCCAGATAAAGCAAGTAGAAAAACTAGAAGTAGCTTTCTCATGATTACTCAGTTGCGTTTGCGCCACACTTGGCACGTTTCGCTTTAGTTAGAGCACCATAATCAACTGGCCATTCTTGTCCTGGCTGTAGTTCTTTGGCGCCAGTTGGGAAACCAAACTTAACACCAGCTGCTGATTCAATAGTTGCGATAGGCACACGGAACTTAGTAAGATCGTTACCTAGATTAGGATATGGTGCAACATGAGGGAATGACCAACCAGCGACTTCACCAGTTGCCTGATTGATAACAATCTTGTAGAATGCATGAGGAACAACTACGCCATTACCGATCTTCTTATCAGTAGGCGAATATAATCCTCCCACGTATACCGTGTATGCCTGATTGCGCTGTACTACCCAACCACGCACCGAAGTCTCCAGTAATTTCCAGATTCCACGATTTAAGCTGCCAGCCTGTGGGGACATGTTTGTCATTAAAAAACTTTCGTACTCCACCTGCTGGCTCCATGACAAATCCCCGTCTGGCGCCATATGTCCTTTATCGTAACCAGTACCAGCATAATCTCCAGGAACTGCTCCACCCTGAATGCTTTGGTCAGCTACGAATGCATTAGTACGTGGGAAACAACCCAACGCATTTTGCGGTAGTAATGTGTAACTTACGAAATTTGGTAATTTTGCTGCAGCATCGTAACCAACAAGATATGCCTCACGACAAATTGGTTGTAGTTGTTGTGTTGTTTGTGGGAAACCGTATAACGAATGGATTTTGCATGAATCCAATGGTTGTGGTTGGCGCTGATCCCATGCGCTTGCCGAAAAGGACGCCATTAAACATAGCATCGCAAATAGTTTTTTCATCTCAATTCTCCTTTAGAAATACTGCCAATGTATTTATACGGAGAAAAGTATAGCTCCAAAAATAAATAAACCCATAGGTCGTATGGGTTATTTAATGTCTTTGTAAGTATGTCTTGCACAAGTCTTAAGGAAAGTTGCCTTTCCCCCATTAATTGAGTAAACCTGTCTAAAACGACCGCATCCCGCCATACACAATGGCGGGATTTCCTTGTAGTTAGGAGCAGCCATTATTTTGCCAATGGGTTGTCTAATGCTTTCTGGATCTTGGTGTCGATTTCTTTACGAAGAGCACGAATGTCTTGATCAGTTTCACGCTGAGAAGTTTTAGTGGAACGCTCTACGCTTTCAACTACACCTTCAAGTCTGCGGATGTCGCTTTTCAAATCGTTCTTAATGTCTTGTGTATATTGAACAGATTTCTCAGCATTTTGTTGAGTCAATTCCATTTTCTTATACAACTCAGATAAGTCTGGAGCAACATACTTAGT